AGTAGAGCTATCTGCTGCTGATCTAGTTAATCTAGGCGATTTGCTGAAAGAGTAATAGCTATATAGCTATTACTCTTTCAGCAAATCGCCTAGATTAACTAGATCAGCAGCAGATAGCTCTACTTTATCACCAAGATCATCAAGGGATAGTTCTAGCTTAGCATCTGATTCTAAATCATTTAATTCCATGGCCTTAGGTTGCCACTGATCTGCCTTAGCCATATCTAGAGAGATCATCCCATCTTTAACTAGAGTCTCACCGTTTTCGTCTTTTACAGAGAACTCATCAAATAAAGCTTTCTTGAGTTCTTCGTAGTGCTTCAATTCTGGTTGAATCTGATCAACATACTTCTTGAGCTTAAAAGCCGTCTTAACTGGCAGTGAAGCAGCAAGAAGCTTGTTGATTGCCTGAGTGAATCCAGGGGAACTTAGTGCAGAAAGTTTCATAATTTCTCCTTCTAGAATTGTTTTACATCATTCAATAATTTTGCTAGCCAAACCAGTTCATGTCCAGTTGGTTTACTGTAGTCTACTTCCGAGTATTGTCTCTGCCAGATCCAATCAATCTTCTCTTCCTCTGGCCACTTCTTCATCTTCTGAAGCAGATCTGCAGCTATAGCATCGTATTCTTCTTGTACCCCAGAATTCGTGTAGTTAGCTAGAAATCTATACCATAAATTTTGAGGCTGCCTGTCTCGTATGATTCTAGCTGCAGTTGAGTGTCTATGCTTCAATTTTCCAGTAAGTGCTTTAATATATATGCCTAGACTTACTAGGTGTAGTTCATAACCCATGGGATTAATCTTGGCTTCTTGCTCTACAGTGAGTTCTCCGACTGCTCCTAACTCCTGCATATCATTCTCTCTTCTCAAGCCTAGATACTCGAATACATCACCTAGTAGTTCTAGAGTAGCAGGGGTCATCTGACATCTGTCATCACTGTCTGACTTGCACATGCGATACTTGTTAGAGCGGACGTAGTTGTAGAATCTTTGGGCTAGTTCTATGTCCTTAGAGTATATAAGATAGAAAGCTAGACCTTTGAACATGTCTCGAGAGAAAGAGTTAATATGCTCGCCGTAATCGATATTCTCTGGACTTCTCCATGGTCTTCCACTTGCGTCTACAGAATACCTAATCGACTCTAATATCTCTTCTGTGTTGATGGGGTGGGATAGAAGATATAGTCCGCTGAATAACATGCCGTCACCGGTACCACAAGCCGGTAGGCCAGTTAAGTAATGGGGTTCTAGCGGAGCTACCATACCTCTACAGAATAACAGTTGTGGCTCTATCCTGATCATCTCATTGATAAGTTGCTGAGACACATTCTTAGTTGGAGGTACTGGCTTGACTCGCTCTGACCCACAACCTATGAGAGCCATTGCGGCTAATGCTACCAAAAATCTCATATATCCTCCAACCAAAGATTGCTAAGATCTACTGTAAATGATCTGTCTTCTTTCATATGATGAGCCATGTATACTATAGACCAGTTAACCTGAATACCTTTTATGTGCAGATTCTGCCAGTCTACATCGTCATTCGACTCGTTCCAAAGTAACACGATCTCACATTTGGGATCGATTCCGTATAATTTCTGTTGTAGTTTGCTGAGGTAGAAATTTAGGCGATTATAGAAGTCAGCTGCATCAGTTGCTTGAGGTAGCTCATCACTTAACTCTTTTAGAGTATTAAGACAGATTGATTTCGGGTTTTGAGTGCTATTCCTACTCTTAGTGTCCTTGATTTTCTGTACTCTTCTCTCGATGCGCTTTCTGATAGCATCTCTTGCATTAGACACTTTTTATCCTTCCTAAGAACCATCTTACGAAGCTCTTATCATCTGTCTCTTTGTAGATGTCATTCCAATCAAACAGATCGTCACCAGTAAAAGCTGCATGAGTGATCGCGGATGCCTCCTTCATCTTCTTAAGCATCTTGAGTCCAGCTTTATCAGAATCAGCTGCCAAAATTACCTTCTTCCCGCTAGATATTTGTTCCCGAAACAGATCTTGATGATGCTGTGATGCACCTGATCCAGACAGCGAAACACACCTATATGGACACTCTAGTGCTCCATAGATAGAGTGTAAAGCTTGCTGAATAGCTAGTGCATTGAAGGCACCTTCAGTGATCACGAATGCCTTAGTACTAGGCAATATGTGAGTCTGATTCCAATTATAAACTAAGAGTCCCAGTCTACTTCCTGGCAGAGTGTCGATCTTTCTTACATTTCCGTCATCATCAGTCCAAGGCTCAATGAAGCGAATTTGAGCACCACAGAAAGCTTGATCGTAGTAGTAGGGAAAGACAATACCTTTTCTCTGAGTATCGTAGTACATGTTGTCAGTAGGTTTTATCTTGCGAGACTCTAGATAGTCTCTACCTAGCTTTGCTTCTGAGCTAAACAGTGGCACGAAATTTTTGGGCCAGTCCATCTTATTTAGCTCATTATAGTTAGTCTGGGTAAAGTGGAAATCTTGCTTAAGGAAATCTCTAAGAGAGATATTAGCTTTAGCACAGTACTCATAGATTGAGTAGGCTCTGCCTTCACGATTACACCAGCACCAAAGCTGCTTGGTGTCTGGGTCTTCGTGCCAGTAAAGTGTCTCATTTCGTTTTTTGCCTGTCTGCTCATAGCAGACTAAGCATTGTTTAGTGTTCAAATATATACTCATCTAGCTCATCTTCTAGTTTTTTAATTCGTTCATCTAGTACACCATTAGCATTCATGGAGCGCATAACTTTAAGCAACTCTAATTTTTCTTCGTGGGTCATATCCTCAAAGAATGGTTGGCTAGTAAATTGGACTGGGAACTGTATCACCTTAGCCACGAAACCTCCTTACTCATCTGTTTTTTCTTCTATCTCTTTGATTTCTTCTTGTCTACGTTTTTCAAGAACTTCTTGATCAACTGGCACGAATCTTCCCTTATCGAAGGCAAAAGTAAGTCGGTTACCAGCATACCCAAACCGGTCTTTTATTATCACAAATTCAGTACTTTTATCCTCGAAATTCGGAATCATCTCAATTACCACAGTAGCCGTTTCATAGATCTCAGGTCCCATCTTGATGCGGGAATCGAGGTCTTTGTTGTTTCGTTTGCCTAATGAGTGAAGCTGAGCAAAGATAACGATAGGCACATTAGCGCGCTTAATATACTGACCAAAGAAGATTCTTAGATCATTCAGAACTTCGTATGGAGAAGCGCTTGGATTACTGATAGATTTTCTGATCAACTGATAGTAGTCAATCATCACGCAAGAATAGTCTTTATGATTTACTGCTTCTAGAATGTTCTTGACGCCCTCTAACTTAGTTGTAATACCTTCTTTAGCGTTAACATCTATCACCTTAACAAACTTAGCTATCTCAGGAAATAACTTGATGCATTCTTTTTGGGTTGTGATGGGCATCAAGCCCTTCTTGTAGTCGTTGAAGTTGTAGCCTAACTCTAGGCAAGCAATGCGATAAAGAATGTCTTGTTCTGGTTCTTCGTTGGAGATGACTAGAGTCTTCTTGCCTTCTTTCCATAGAGGAAAGGAAATATTAGCAGCTGCAGTGGATTTACCGCTGCCTGAGTAAGCACACATTAGGTACAGATTTTCTCGAGTAAAAGGGATCGCTTTACTAAGCTCTTTATTGATGAAAGTGATGCGCTGCTTCAACATCTTGTTGTATTCAGCAATGCTAGATATCATCGATGACAATGAGTTCTTATCACCAAAAGAGTCAATCTCGTTGATATCAACTTCTAGATTAGACTTCTTGTTAGCGAGAATACTCTCAACTAGATGTTCGGGCAGCTTAGCCATCTACAACTCCAAATCGTCAATAGATAAATCATCGATCTGCTCGTCGATATCCGGGATCTTAGATGTGTCTAAGATCGGAAACGATTTTGCATATCTTAAGTATTTGTTGTACTCGTCACGAGACATACCATTAGGCATCTGGTCAGACTCTTCTGTCACCACTGGATAGAAAGAGTAGAAGGAGTTGGTCGCTGCATCACGGATGATGCCTTTCCAACTCTTCAAGAAGTCTTCTTCTGAGTCAAATGCAGTTTTATTAACATACTTCTTGAACGTGATCTTAACAGTTGCTCTGCTGGGCAGATGTGCAGCAATAGCTGGATCAAGATACGAGAATGCAGTCTCGAAATCAATCTCGTTTCTGTTTAGCTCGTAGAACAGATCGCAGAAGTTGTCTTTCAAAGATGCAACAGATCTATCTCTCTCAGCAAGAGAAGCTTCCCACATCTTGAAGATGTGCTTAGCCTTCTGTTGCTTGTTGAAAGTCATCTTCGTCTCCAAATTCTTCGATCATGCCAGTCTTAAGATTCGTTACTCTGATCTTAGCACTGTAATGATCTCGATCTAGGTGAAGTAACTCCACTTTGTACTCTGCGTTGATGATGAAAGGCTTTCTCTTGGAGAGGTACCAATAAATAGAATCTTTCAACTTTCCCCTGTATTGTTTAGTGTCTACGGCGCTCATAAATCTCCTTAAACGGTAGAATAAAACCATCTCGATCGAATATCAATCGAATCTGTCTATGTTATAATACGAGGATCTAAATGCGAGTCAAGATTAGCAACGACAAGATCACAATCAGTGACATAGATAGTAGTACCTTAGAAACATTAAAGAGTCAGTTTTCTTACGAAGACAAGCAGAAAAAATACCAAATTCAAAAGATGAGATCGAATCCGTTTACGCGAAACTCACCCTTCCTAAGGAAGCTAGAGAAAGAAGTCTGGAACACGCTAGTACGCGAAGAAGGTGATGACGTTACTTTACCTTCTGGTTTTGCCTTTATGTTTGATGGCTATGAAGATTTACGCCATGACACTGGTGAAGAGATAAGTCTCCCTTGGGAAGCTAGGCCTTTTGATCTAAGAGATTATCAAGAAGAAGCCGTTGGAGTTATGCAGACTAACTATCGCGGAATCATAGAGCTAGGTACTGGTCTCGGAAAGACACTCACTACCGTTCATGCCATAAGAAGGATCAAGAAGCGATCACTGGTAGTGTGTCCTAACATCAGCATAGCTAATAACTTCTATAAAGAACTAGTATCTGCATTTGGTGAAAGAAAAGTCGGTTATGTAGGTAATGGTAAGTGCAAGATCAAGGATATAACAGTAGGTATTGCTCAGTCTGTGCTTAACCGCATCGAAGACTTCAAGAACCAAGATCTAGGTTTAGTGGTCTTTGATGAAACGCATCATATAGCCGCAGACACATTCTTTAGTCTAGTGCTTGGACTGAATAAGGTAGGCAAGATATTCGGGTTAACTGCTACCGCGTTTAGATCAGACGGCAAAGACATCCTGATCACTGCAGGAGTGGGAAACTCTTTAGTTAGCAAAAGCATAGTATGGGGAATAAAGAACAACTGGCTCGCTAAACCAGTATTTATAATCAGAGATGTTATGACTACTGGTCGAGACTATCCGAACGATAAGCTCAAGAACTACAAGGAGCACGTTTTATCTAGCAAGCAGATGAATGAGTTGATCAAGAAAGACATCTCAACTTTCTTAGCTGCTGGCAAATCGGTGCTTTGCTTAGTTAATGAAGTATCTCATGGTGAACTGTTATCTAATGCAGTAGGACTGAAGTTTGCTAATGGTAAAGATAAGAAGAGTGACACCTATGTAACTGAGCTAAATGAAGGTAAGATACCTGGCCTAGTGGGCACCGGTAGCTATATTGGTGAGGGCACGGACACCAAAAACGTAGATGTACTAATTTTAGCTAATTTTGTTGCCAATAAAGGGACTTTATGGCAGAACTTAGGCAGAGGACTTAGAATTCATAACGGTAATAACCAGTTGATAGTAATAGACTATATTCCAAGTGGCTCAGAGATGCTAAAAAGACATGCTCTTAAGAGAGTTAAATACTACAAAGAAATAACCGATAAAGTCAAGATAGTATAATACTTAGTGCCAAACTAAGGAGAATACTATGCCATATGGAATAATTTACATGGCACAAAATAAGATAAATAAGAAGGTTTATGTGGGCCAGACAGTAAGAAGTTTGTCTGCTAGAAGAAGCGGTCATTATCGTGACGCTTTTGTCAAGAAAACAAATAATTACTTTCATCGATCTTTAAGAAAATATGGTAAAGACGCTTTCGAATGGTCCATTATAAAAGAGTGCAGAAATCGTTTTGAATTAGATGCTTCAGAACTTTTTTATATAGGATATTATAGAGGTTTATTGGTCTTATCAGGTGGAAAGCAATATAATTTAGACACAGGTATGAATCCTCATAACGTAAAGTATGGTGAAGATAATTACTTTTATGGCAAAGTAGGTGCTGCTCATCCTTGTTCTAAGAAATATATTTTAACCTCACCTGAAGGCGACATTTACTATGTTCATGGGTTGAGAGAGTTTTGTCGTCAAAATCCACAATTTAATTTAATACATTCAAAGCTATCATATTGTGCAAAAGGTAAACAAAAAGCTACAAAAGGATGGAGATGCGAATATGTTTCAGTTTAGTAAAAAGAGTCTAGAGCGACTCAAGACATGTCACCCAGATATCCAAAAAGTAATGCTAGAAGTAATTAAGATTATTGATTTTACAATTATTGAGGTATTAGAACTCATGCAACTCAAGAAGAGTACGTAAGGACTGGCAAATCTAAGACCTTGAACTCTAAGCATCTACCACAAGTAGATGGTAAGTCTTGGGCTATCGATTGTGCTCCTTTCCCAATTGATTGGGAAGATAAGGAACGTTTTCGATATTTTGCTGGTATAGTAATGGGAATAGCTTTTACTCAGGGAGTAAAGTTGAGGTGGGGTGGCGACTGGAATATGAATAATGATTTTAAGGATCAGAAGTTCCATGATCTGCCTCATTTTGAGTTGATTGATCCAACTCCAGCTCCATATAAGTCATCGACTGATGAGCTTCTTCCTCCAGAACCAAGTCAAGCTGAGATTGATCACCTCCTCAAAGAGATCGAAGACAAGCACAAATAACCCCTAAGGGGGTTTACAAACAAAAAGAAGCTTTATATTTCTCCTTGAGCACGTCCAATTGTGGAGTGTTCTTAACTAGATTGCTCAAAGGAGAATCATCATGACTAATGAACTCATCAAGATCCTTCACGACGACTTCTTTAACTTTCCCGCTATATCCTCACTCCATCCAGTATTTGCTGGCAATCAAGACCCTTTTACTAAACCTAGTAATATGCCTAACCCAGATATCGTAGACTTCTCAGACAGAGTTGAGATTAATATTCCTTTAGCTGGCTATACTAAAGATAAGGTGACTGTTACAGTAGAAGATGGTAATCTTTTAGTGTCTGCAGATAAGTCTGAACTCTACTCACAAGAAGAAAAACCTAACTTCTTCTATAAGAGAAGTTTATCTCTCGGTGGCTTTAAGTGGAAACTTAAACTAAACTCTACCGTAGAAGTAGATGAGGTTTCAGCTGAGATGAGAGACGGAATCTTGTTCATCAAGATGCCTAAGAGAAGCAAGCAAGTAAAGGTTATTGAGTTGAGATAATAAGTTATATATTGTACTCACCCGCAGAAATGCAGCTAGTTAATCTAAGCTGCATTTTTATCTTAAGTTATTTTAAAGTTATCTAAACTTAATTAACTTACCTTTGACTCACTATTTCTTTTTTCTTTCCTGTTCATCTAAAACTAACTAAACCAAACTTAGGCAGTCATCGCGCTTGCGCGATGGCGCCAACTTGCATTTATTGCGCTTGCGCAATAAATAGCAACAAAAATAGAAACTTAAAAATATTTTTTGTTGACTTTATTAAACTTTTTAAAAATAGGGGGGTTTACAAGAGTTTTTGTTAGGGTATAAAAAGGTTTAGTTTAGTTAGTTTGGTTTGAATCGATTCTATTCGATTAATCGAAAATACCCCAAAACACTAATTTTTAGTCAAAAAAAGTTAAAGGCAAAAAATAAAAATGGATGCCAACAGACTAAAGAAGAAATACGCAGATGAAGTTCAGGCACATTTAGAAAAGCTCAGAGAGACATCGTATCGCATTTTTTATGCATACCGTGGTGAAGGACAAGGCCTATATAAGAATAATGCTCTAGAACCGGGATTTTCATTGTTTTTGGATGACACCATCATGGTGAGATGCGGGAAGATTCATCAATTAGACACTAAATTGATCGTGAGGTTGCCAGTTGGTACTATAGCTAGAATTGAGCCATCAGATAAGTTGATGGAAAGAGGAATTCATTTAGCTTGCCCAACTTTAACTTCAGCTCATGATAACCACATCATTGTTTATCTAAATAACTTGACCAATAACTACATGCCTCACAATAATCAAGTAATGCTGTATAAAGGGACAAAGTTAGCTACTCTCATAGTAGAACCTCATAGCTGTGAGTACTTCTTGCAAAAGATGGAGCTGTAATGTTTGATCTCTCTAAAGTGTTTGATCACTCTGTAAGAATCGCTAATCTAAGTGCGCTTGACTCGGATGCAGTGTGGCCAAACAATATTGAGATCTGTATTACTCGCATACCAATTAGAAAACGAGATGGCTATGATGAGATTAGGTTGCGTGGCTTCTGCCAAAAACTTAAGAATCACATGGTAAAGAACGGCATCGTATTTTTTGTTTGCTATGCGCCTACTGAAGCAAAAAGTAGACCTTTCGAGATCTGCAAGATGATGACTGATGTTGGCTTCAATCATCTAGACAATATTATCATTCAGAAGTCATGGTTGCCAGGAAAGAGGTCTGACATCAGCTTAGTCAACTCACATGAGTATGTCTTATACTTCTGTAATGGAGATGTATGGACTCTTGACCGAGCTCCTCTTAGAAAATACTTGAATACTGATGAATCTGTGTCCTGTCCAGGAAATACATGGACTATCGCTACCGGCTCACTCGATGAATCAATACCGTATGATCTAGCTGAACTCCTAATTAGGATGACAGATTGTCTACCTGGTTCACTAGTCTTCGATCCTTTTATGGGAAACAAGTCAACTCTAGAAGCTTGCTTGAAGTTAGGCCACACGCTTTATGGATTCGAGAAAGATTCTAAGCGAATGAAGAAATATAACAAGGTGATTGAAGATTTTAATAAGAATTCACAAGAAGATAAGTGAGGAACTATGCTATACGTAAAGAGTAAGGCTAAGCAAATAGTAAACAAAGGTGATCACCTTACTAAGGTGATTGAAGAGACTATTAGTTCAATGGCCGATATTGTCGGTTCTACACTTGGTCCTGGTGGACGTCCAGTCCTGATTGAGCGAGATGATCTACCGCCTTTGGTTACAAAAGACGGAGTAACAGTTGCTAAAGCACTTGGTGCAGCTGATGCTCAAGCTAATATCCTTATTGATGCTGCAAAAGAGATCTGTATTAAGACTGCCAAAGAAGCAGGTGATGGTACTACAACTGCTATCGTGCTTGCTAGTGAGCTCGTAAAGTGTGGTCTAGAATATCTCGCTGCAAACCCTAAGCAGAACCCACAGCAAGTAGTTAATGAGCTTAAGAGATGCTATGAGAGTTATGCAGTACCTTTCATTAAGAGTTGGTCTATCCCAGTTGAGACAGAGGATGAGCTTAAGAAAGTGGCTCT